CCTTATTTGCAGGGGAGAATGAGAATCTGCAAAAGGTGATGACAAAGGTGCAGAGTGTGATGGCGATTGCGATGGGGTTGCAATCGGTGGCACAGACACTCAACAAGGATAGCGCGTTTCAGCTCGTGACGCTCAACGGATTAAAGGAGTGGTGGGCTGGAATTGTGGCGAAAGCGACAGCGGCGGAAACGGCGGAAACCGCAGCCATAGTGGCAAACACGGCAGCACAACAAGCACAATCCGTAGCAACGGCACAAAACACGGTAGTGCAAGGGGCTAACACGGTGGCGACTGGGGGGCAAGCAGTAGCAGCAACGGCAGGGTCTGTGGCAAACTTCACGCTTGCAGGGGCGTTTCGCGCCGTAGGGCTTGCCATCAAGTCCATACCAGGCATAGGTTGGCTCATTGCTGGTGTTACCGCGCTGGTAGGTGCTATTTCATACTTTTCAAACAAAGCCAAGGAGGCGAAGAAAGCACAAGAGGAGTTCACAAAGGCGATGATTGAGGGTGCGTATAAGCCTATTGGCAAGATAGAAGAGTTGTCGGCAAAGTACACCGCACTTGGGGATAACATCAAGGAAAAAGAAAAATTCATCAAGGACAACAAAAAGGTGTTTGATGAATTGGGCGTATCTGTTACAAGTGTACGAGATGCAGAGAACTTGCTTATCAAGAACAAGGATGCCTTTGTTGCCGCTCAAATAGCAAAGGCTAAGGCAATGGTATATACTCAGCAAGCAACCGAGAAAATCAAGAAGCAGATGGAGTTGCAAGCAGAGTATGAAGCGATGTCCGACACAAGAAGTCAATGGGTGCAAACAAGTAGTTTCGGAACGGGCTACTATGTTCAAGTAAAGAATACCGCAAAGGAAGAGAAGAAGAAAGAAATCGATGCACTAAACAAGGAAATCAAGGACGGTTACAACAATGTAATTCAAGAGGAAGCCAACGCCATTAAGGCAATGCAGGATTCAGGGATTAAAGCAACAAAGGAGTATGCAAAGGGTACTGTTGGAGCTATCGAGCAGGCAATATCAGAGAAGCAGGAAGCCTTGAAAGATTTAGTTCCCAATTCGGATGAATGGAAAAAGGCACACAAAGAAATTGAAGCCTTACAGAAGCAAATTGAAAAGCCTACCAAGAAGACCACACCAAAGAAAGATAAAGACCCGTTTGTTGTGCAATTAGAAAAAAGAAAAGCAGAATACGAACGCTTCAAGAAGTGGGTAAATTCGGGTGATGAAGTACTTGTCAAGTCCGCAACATCCGAGTTTAAGGCTTTGTTGGCACAAGGGGCTACTTACATTGATTACTTGAAGAAGCAGCGTGATATAATTTTTTCTGTGGATGCAGAGAAGCGAACCAAGGAGCAAAACAAGCAATTACGAACCCTCAATGACCAAATTGCAGAGGAGACAAAGAAGACGGTTCTTGATGCGTTCAATAACGAGCTTGCAACACAGCTAACCAATGCAAAGACAACACTTGAAATCTTGAATATCATAGCCCAAAAGCGAAAGGAGCTTGCTGGTGATGGAACAGACGTTGATAACGACAAAAAGCAAGCATTGGATGAAGCAGAAAAGAATGCTTTGCAGAAGCAGAAAGAGGAGACCGATAAACTGTTGAGTGATTACGCATCCTATCTAGACAAGAAGATTAAACTTGATTTGGAGTATAATAATGATATAACCTTGCTGGAAAGGGCGAGAGCGAAAAGCACCGATGACCAGGAAAGAAAAAGCATCGATGCTGCAATTGCTCGGAGAAACGAGAAGCATAAGGAAGACTCGAAGAGCTTAGGTGTGGAGGAATACGGGCGTCTGCTGCAAGACTATCAAACCTTCGCACAAAAGGAAGATGCTATTGCCACGGGTTACAATATCAAGCGACAAAAAGCAGCCGAGGCGCTAGCGGTGCTTGAAATCTCCTTAGCCAAGGCAAAGACGGACAACGAGAAGGAGGAAATCCGAAAGCGGATTGCAGCAAACAAAGAGATGGTGCAAGAGATGAACCGCGCGGAAACGAAAGAAAGGCTCAACATCAAATTCGACCAGTTGAAGGCGTCCCCTGAGTATGTCCGCGCCTTTGAAGATTTAGATTACGCCTCATCGGAAACGCTACAAAAACTTATTGAAAAGTTTGAAGAGGTGAAGGATTCTGTGGGTGAGAATCTTAATCCAGAAGACGTGCGCCAATATATGGAGACGATACAGACCATGGTGTCGGAACTCAATTCGAGAGACCTATTTGGCGCGCTAAGACGGGGTTATAAAGATTTGAAGACGGCACAGGAAGAAATAACAGCGTCTGAGCAAGCGCTGCAACAGATACGCGCAAAAGGTGGAGCAGGCACGCAAGCCGAAGAGCAAGCTATAGCACGACTCAATAAGGCTAAAGACCGATACAATCGTAAAAACAAGGAAGTACGACAAACTGAGGTTGAGGTGCAAAAGCAGGTCAACAATCTTTGTAAGTCACTTGTCGAGGTCGGGAACGTTATCGGAGGGCAGGCAGGGGAGATTGTTTCGATTATTGGTGACATCGGCTCGTTCGTGGTGAATACCATTGGCAGCGTGAAAGCTGTTGCAGCAACAGGTGCGCAGGCTATTTCATCCGTTGAGAAGGCATCGGTGATTCTCGCGGTAATTTCTGCAGCCTATCAAATTGCATCTAAGATTATAGGGATGTTTGCGGAGGATGATGGCACCGCTGCTTACGAGAGTGCAGAAAAGGTGTATCGGTCGTATATTGATACGTTGCACGAGGTTATCGATGCCGAACTTGAGTTGATGAACACCATGACGGGTAAGGATGCGCAAGCGAAATATGAGTATGCGATACAGCTAATCAACAAAACGGCAGAAGCAGCGCGTAATTTAGGCAGACAGTATCTAGACTCGGGAGCGTCACGAGGTTTTTTGGGCATCGGTTCGAGCGCATCAAAAGGTGTCGAGCAGAGCCGTGGCATCTCTTCTGAGGCATGGCACGAGGCACGGGCAGTAGCAAGGGAGCACAACATTAGCTGGGAAAAGCTAGCTGGAGGAAGAATGAAGGGATTGTTCGACCTCACATCGGAACAGCTTAAGGCGTTGAAGCAAGAAGCCCCATTGTTCTTCGCTCAATTGCACGAAGATACGAAGAAGTACATCAACGATATTCTGGCAGCGGATAGTACAATCAAGGACACAATGGCAAAATTCAACGAGTCTTTGGTGGGAGTATCTTTCGATACGATGCGTGATGACTTCCGTTCGTCTTTGGAGGATATGGAGCTCGATGCAAAAAAAATATCTCAAAACATCCAAGAGTATATGCGTAAAGCTCTCATTAACGACATGTTCAAGAAATCGTATCAAGGGGAGCTACAAAAGTACTACGACGCGTTTGCGCAGGCAATGCGCGCGGATTCGGACGGTGGAGCTGCGATTACGGACGAGGAGAAGAAAGCCCTAAACAAATTGCGTGAAAGCGTGGTGACGGGTGCCGTGGCAGCAGCAGAAGCAATCAACAAGCAATTTGAGGGTATCGGGGATAATGCGGACAAGTCCTTAACAGGTGCTGTGAAAGGGGTAACCGAGGAGACGGCAAGCATCGTAGCTGGGCAGTTAAACGCAATGCGCATCAATCAAGGCGAAGCAAACAACCTACTCCAGCAACAACTTACGACACTAAGTCAAATTGCAGCAAACACGATCTATAATAGACATCTCGAAAAATTAGAAGGCATTTGGGCTATTATGAGTGGTAGCCAAAACGACCCTTTGCGCTCGAAGGGGCTAAAATAAGAATATGATATGGCAGAAAACGGCAGAATTTTATACACCTTAGATGGTAGAGATTTTCGAGATTACGGGATTCACGTTTCGGATTCGGCAGGTATCATTGATTTGCCTAAGATGAAGGGTGTTTCGTCCGTGTCGTGGGATGATTACCACGGTGAAGAGGTCGACTTGCGACACAAGTACTATGAGCCACGAGAAATCACACTTTCGTGCTTTGTTAAGGCAGAGAATAAGGCGGACTTTATAGAAAAAATGTCGGCTTTCGTCCTGCAATTTACGAAGCGTGGATTGTGTCGGTTAGTGATTTATGCGGTTGATGGGAAGCCCCTAGTTTATGACGTGTATTGCAAAGATGGCATCTCAATCACAAAGAAGTGGAGCGACAAACTTATGGTGGGGACTTTCAAGCTAAAAGTGATTGAACCACACCCTATCAAGAGGGTCTTGTCTTTTTCTGGTAGCGGTCGTTGCAGCATTACCCTCACTTCAAAAAAGATGGTCAGCGTCTTTTGGGGTGATGGCACAGCGGATGAAGACGTCTCGGGCAACTCAGTAACGATTTCTCACAATTACTCGAGCAGTGGGGCGAATTATCCTGTTGTAGCTGGATGCATAGACGAAATAGACTCAATGAACACAAATGCTAGTATCGTATGGGACAAATTGTAATTACACGAAAAAACGGGGAGAAATACTCCCTTGCACCCAAAAAGGAGGTAGCAAGTATTAAGGAAGCGAAGCAAAAGTGGGGGCTACTGGGGGATGACGTGGTCAACATCACGATGGAGAGCAGAATCCCCCAATCCTACGAAATAGGAGATAGTATAAATGTCTTTGGAAGATTGTACAAGTTAAATCAACTCCCAAAGGTGCAAAAGACGGGGGCAAACCGCTATTCCTATGAGCTAACCTTTGAGGGGGTGCAGTACGACCTCTTGCGCGCTTTCTACGATGTAACGATTGAGACTACGGGGAACACGTTACAGGATGTACAGGGGGACGCTCTCACGGGAAATCTAAGAAGATTTGCCACGGTGCTAATTGCTAACGCTAACCGCGTGTTCCCTGATATGTGGAGACTGGGAGAGTGTCCTGAAACGGCAGCGGACAAGACCTTAACTTTTAGTGATGGGGATAATTGCCTTGCCGTTTTTCAGAGCCTTTGTCGGACGTTCGAGGTTGAGGCTGAAATAGTGCAGAAGGGGGGAGTTTACACCATAAACTTTGCTAAGAGTGTCGGAAAGAAGCACGCCTTTGTCTTCGAGTTTGGCAAGGGGAAGGGCTTGTATGCGATAAACCGCCAAAATGTAGATAGTAGCAACATTGTGACGCGCTTAAAGGTGTACGGCTCATCGGACAATATAACCAGTCGCTATCGGGCAACTCGTCTTTGTTTGCCCACGAAAAGCAAGGGGCAGTCTTTTATCGAGCAAAAAGAAGCCGTTGCTAAATACGGAGTGCATGAAGCGCGAAAAGTATTTGAAGAGATAAAGCCCACGTTTAACGGACGAGTTTCTGCTATTGTAGAGGGGAGTGTTCTGCAGTTTCGAGATGAAACGATGTTTGATCTCAACGAAAAAGAAGCAGATGGGAAGACTACGAAGTATTTAGTCGCAGGATTGAGTGCTAAAATTCACTTCAACACTGGCAATCTTGCTGGATATGAGTTCGAGATACAAAAGTACGACCATGCTACAAAAACCTTTACGCTTAAAAAGCTAACTGATGATAGAGGGGAGGTGTTCCCCTCGGAGAAATCTGCATCGTTTCAGTTTTTGGTGGGGGATGAGTACAAAATCCTAGATGTCGCTTTGCCAAAGAAGTATCAAGATGAGGCAGAGAAGAAATTGCTAGAAAAAGGGCTGGAGTATTATAAGCAGAACAGTCAACCACGGGTGAAATATGGGCTAAGCATTTCCAATCGAATTTTGGAGAAGATTTTTGGCGGAGATGAAAGCGTTGCAATTTATAGTCCAGGCGATTATGTCAATGTAAAAGATGAGGGTGTCGGAGTAGAAAAAGCCGTGCGCATCCAGTCTTTGCAGCGAAATCTATTGAATATCTATGATTACGACTTGACACTCTCTGATGTTGCGGAAAATAGCATCACAACACGCGTTATCTCTGACTTGATAACGATTGACAAGATAGCAACAAATAATCGTTTGAAAGACCCTGCACGCGCAAAGGCTAACTGGCAAACCTCAAGGGAGGTGCTGGGTATGGTATATGATACTGACGGGTATTTTGACGCGTCTAATATCAAGCCAAATAGCATCGAGACAAATATGCTTGCGGTGGGTGCAAAAAGTCAGCAATTCCTACTTCGCAACGTTGTCTTTGAGGCGAACTTTGGCGGAGATTGTAACAAGTTTCGCGCATCGGATGGAGACATCGTACACCTCACTATCAACGAAGAGGGAGAAAGGACGTGGACAATGAGCGAGCGCATCGAAACTCTAGAGGCGGATAAGGGGTATTATGTTTTTGCCAAATGTCCAAAGGTTGGCACGATGGGTACGTGGCATATCACCATACAGCAGCTCAAGGTGGAGAACGCAAGCGATTCCGATTATTATTACTTCCAAGTCGGTATCATTAGCAGTGTGCGCAAGGGTGCATTCCGTGATTTTGTTACTACCTATGGATTTACGCGTATCAACGGCAACACAATCACAACAGGGCGCGTGGCAACAACCGATGGCAACAATTATCTGGATTTGGACGGCAACCAGTTTCGGATGGGGAATAATCAAAGTTTTATTGATTGGAACATTACCCAAGAAGGGCAACTAACCCTTCACAACGTGCGTCTATTGTCTAGTTCTGGAGATACGGCAGCAATCGGTGTTTTTCGTGGAGAATACAACCCCTCATATACTTACTACAAGGGAGACGAGGTCGCCTACACAGAAAACGGAAACACGGCAACCTATCGTTATGTGAATAGCACGCCAAGCCGTGGGAGTTTGCCTACAGATACAAAACACTGGATGATTGTTGCACAAGGGGGAAAGGGGAAGGACGGAGTTACCCCAATGCCTAACCTTTTACTTGATGCACATTTACCTCAAAATCTAGGGGCGTGGGTGCAAAACACGAACAATGGAGGTAGCGCGCAGCGTGAAGGAAGTGTTACGCCACCAGTTACAGGGGCGCAAGTGTGGTCAGTGGAAGCGCGAGCAAGCACGGATAGCATGGGAGAGTTGTACCAAACTCTGTCTGTCATAGCAGGCAAGACTTACACGCTGTCGGTCTATGCTAAGGGTGCGGATAATGGGTGGTTGATTGCGTGGCCTATTGACAGCACGCATTATGAGCTATATACAGCAACTCCCTTAGAGGAGACTGGACTTGCCAACGGATGGCGACGATATGCGGTAACTTTTGTCGCTAATAAGAGTGGAGATACTAATGTCTATCTCCGTGCATGGTATCAGCCGGGGCAAAAAAAGTCGGGTAAGGTCTATTTCGCAGCTCCAAAATTAGAGGAGGGAGAGATTGCTACCCCTTGGCTGCGTGCGCAAGCCGATTATAAGGGGGG